CAGGTAAAGTGTCTGTTCCATAAAGTTTGAAATCAATAGAGACAGCATTAGCAACTCCATTACCTACTGAAGCACCACCTGCATTTCTTACAACTGTAACTAAACCTTTCGCAGTTACTAAACCAGTAGCTTGATCAGATAGTAAAATTGTTTGACCAACTCTAATTGCCATAGTAGTCGCTGTATTAGGAGCGGCTATGTTTGGAGTAGCTGTAAATACTGGACCACCACCAATAGTAGTACCAGCAGCTAATCCTCTATAAGAAACGTGAAGTCTGTTTTGCTCTGACCAGATAATTTGATCTGACGTCATTGGCATTTCAGCTCCTACCATTCTCAAGAAACCAGACAAAGTCCTATTTCCGTATCTTTCTACTTCTGCTTCGTAAAGCTCAGGTAGATATTGTTGTGCAAAAGTCTGAGTAGCCCCAGTTCCAGTTACATCACCGTTAAAATTAAGATAATTAGACTGCAAAGCCATTCTATTTTGAGAAGGGATTAATGATGCAGGAAAACTACCACTTGTTTGAAAACTCATTTATTTTAGTTTTTAGTTTTTATTTTTATTTGTTTGTATTTTCAACTTAGAACTATCAACTCCACCTGAGATTGCTTTTACTTTTAATCCTCCAATAAAAATATCACCATTGCTTTGTGGGCGTGATGCTGTTTCTATATTTTTAGATTTATTAACAATATTTTTAATTCCATCGGATTTCCCTTGTTCATAAAAATGTTTTGCTATTGTATCTGCATTCTTAGCTGCATACAGCGCCTTGTGATAGCCTTTGTGATCAACAATAGTACCGTCTTCGTTTGAGAACGTCTCGGTGAAGTTGTATAATTGTGTTTGATCTTTAGCTAACTGCTGAGCATTATTTACGTTATATTTAAATTTCTTTTCCCCTACGTTAAACTCAAAACCTTTGAAATCGTTAGAAAAATAATCATTTGTTAACTTATTAAACTCTTGCTGCTGCGTTTGTGAAGTTTCATTTTCTGTGTTGTATCTATTGAAAAAATCCATAGCTTTTTGTTGCTCTTGAGTTACTTTGGGTCTCAACTTGATCTCCTCGTAATATTTCTCTTTAGTAGTTTCTAAAAAGCCTTTGGCATTCGCAATTTCTTCTTTTAAAGCGAGTTTCTTTTTACGGACATCTCGCTCTTCTTCAAGCTCTTCGTCAAATGAGAAATTATCTTCCATCATGAAATTTATTTCTTCATTATTTAAGTGTGGCTTAGTACTTTTGTAATATTCTTTTAATAAAGTGTTGTCGTCTACGTCGGAATAATCAGCGTTTAATCTAACATAGTCTTTAACACTGCCTCCAGTTTCTTCCATAAACTCAACAAGTTTGTTTAAGTTTTCAGGTAATTCAACTATTCTTCTTTCGGGCTTTATTTCTTCTTTAATAGTTTTTTCAACTATTTTATCTTCTTTTTGTTTTTCTTCAGGAACTTTTTCTTCAATAATTTCTTGTATTTCAACTTCCTGATTTTCAGTATCTTTTTTTTCTTTTAAATCTACTTTAACAATATCTTCTTCTTTAGACTCTTCTTTAACAACCACTTTTGGTTCTTCTTTTTTTAAATCTATTTTTATTGGAATATCTTTTTTATATAATTTCTTTACTTGTTTTTTTATTTTAAAATCACCTTGAGTTAATTCACCTCCGGCCGTTTCTTTTATTTTTTCTGACATAATATAATATAATAGTTAATAATTATTGAGATAATAAATCGCTGTATTTAGATCCAAAATCAATTGGAGGTCCATCTTGTTTTCTTTGATTTATCATTTCGCTTTGCTGAGAACCTTCTAGCTTAGTTCTTTCGTCTTTTCTATCTTCAATCATAGTTTCTTTGACGCCTAATCTTTTCAGTTCCATTTCTTTTAATTGCTTATCATAATCAAACTGAATTTGCATTAATTGTTGTTTGATTTCAAATTCATTTTGTCCTTGAGCTATTTGAAGAGTTGTTTGAGCTATAGCTTGTTGTTTTTGAACTTCTGCCATTGCTGCTTTTTCAGCTGTTTGAGCATTTGCTTGAGCTTGAGCTTGTATATTAGCTTCAGATCTTTCTTGATCTTCTTTTTGTTTTTGCTTTCTTTTTAATTTTAAATATTGATTTGCTAATTTTAAATTTCTAATATTTCTTATTTCTATAACATCTTCTAAGTTTATAGACTGCTGTTGTAAAGCCATTTGTATGTTTTGTTCTAACTGAGCTTTTTGCTCTTCATCAGGTTCTAAGTCTAGGAATATTCCAAAATCAAACAAGTTTAAATGATACATGTCTTCTAATGTACCTACATTATATGAACTTATGCTAGACTTTAATGCCTCTTTAGTTAAAGGAAATTCTAAAGAATCAGATATTCTTAAAGAAACATTCTCACATGTTCTAACAGTTAGATACAACATTGCTTGAACAATATGTTTTGTAGCTGTATTTGAGTTAGCAGCTGCGAGTTTCTGTAAACCTACTAATGATTGCTTGTCAGGTAGTGAACCATCTCTAGCCTCATTAAGTCCAGTTACGTCTCTTATCATTTGTAAATAATATTGATAAGTCTGTATTAATGACTGCATTTTAGCTCCACCAGATCCTGATTGCAATTCTTGTATTGGAACTTTTCCAGGATTAGCTCCACCGTCTTGAGTCATTGATCTACCTAATATACTACCTGTTTGGAAATACATATTCAAAGCTTCTGCAGCATTATAATTAGTTCCATTACCTAAGTCAACTTCTGCTAATCCATCAACATCTAAGAACACGCCGTCAGGAACTAGTCTTGATAAAACTTGCTGTAGTTTTAAGTGAGTTAGTTGAATCATATCAGCAAAGCCAGTCATACGGCCAACTAAGGATTCTATACGCCCCTTGTACATTTTAGGAGCACATATATTATAATTCATATTTACTTTAACTAGATTACCTTCAGGTCTTGTCATATTCCTAGCCATTTCCCAACTAAGCATCATTTCATTACCAAGTATTTTAGCACCTGTATATAAAACCTCTATTGATCTTGATATAGTTTCAAAATTATCATTTTTAGGCGGGTTAAAAGTGTCAGGCTTTTCTAATGTTTTTTCTAAACCAGCAGGTGTTTCTTTAATTTTAAAAACTTGATCTTGATAAGTTTTGTATTCAAAATACAATACAGCAACGCTATTATTGTCTTGTCTACCGTTGAATTGATAGTTATAACTACTGCTACCTGGATATTGCTCTATTTTTTTTAATTCTTCTTCTGTTAGTTTAGGAAATTCTTTTTTAATTTCACTTAAACTTATATATTTAACTTCACCAACATACCATAAATCTTGAAAATTTGGATCTTCAGTGTAAGAATAAACTAAATCTGCTGGGTCAACATATTTTATTGTAACTCCTTCTGATAAATTAAAACTTGTTTTAACAGCACCTATGCCTAATACAACTAGATCTTCGGAAAATCTTCTTCTAGTTAATTCGTATTTATTAAAATCTAAAGTATTATTAATAGCTTCTTCTTCTGCAATTTCTATAGATTGTTTATACGTTAGTTGCATATGAAGTTCTAATTCTTCCTTATTAGCTGGTAAATCTTCTGGATTTTCCGTTGAAAACATATTAACACCTAAGTCTCTTTTTATTTTATCTATTAAGTCTTTAGACTGCATGTCTCTCATTATAGTCTCAGCGTATTGAGTTCTTTTTTTTAAAGACTCAGGATCTTGAGCATAAGCTTTAATGTCATACAATTTACCATCCATGCCATTGACAACTATATCTACAAATTTAGGTATAACAGGTACTGGTTTCCAGTCTAAATTTAAATAAGATAAATCTCCATTAATAGCTAATTCATCTTTATATTTTTGAACAGATTGTTCACCTCTTGAATATAGTCTTAAATTTCTAAATTGATTATAATTAGTATTGAATCTTCCAGATACACCTGATCTAGTACCACTAAACCAATCACCTTCAATTGCTCTACCAACTTGTCGTCCGTAATCCAAACTAGCTTTAACCTCTTCAGGTACAACCTGATCAGGAAAAGAAC